AAAACCACCTGTTTCTCTAAGATCTAATTCTGTAACTCCGGCAGGATTTTGATTTAACATTAAACCTTCTATCCCTGCAGCCTGAATCGCGTTTTGTTCAGGTTTGCTTCCCATAGCAAAACCCATTCTACCACCATAAGCAGATTCTTCTCTATCAGACATAACTGGTTCACCTTCATCTCTTTCAAAAGCTCTTTGCATTATTAACAAACTATCTATGTCTAATGCTTCTATATCCATTCCTAAATTTTTTAAATAATCTGTAAAAGTTTTACGACCACCTTCAGCATAACCAATTCTACCACCTGCTGCAAATGGCGTAGCAACACCTCTTATTCCACCAGGAGAACCTACAGAAGTCTTACTTAAATCAAATGTATCATATCCTCCTAATTTAAGACCTAAATTATCTAATTCAGCTAATGTTTCATCACCTTTAAGTTGTTTAAATGCTTCTGGATAATCCGTATAAAGAGCGTTTAATATATCACGATACGATGATCTACCTTCATTAGGATCTATTTCCCTACCATCTGCAAAACGTCCAAATCTGTTAATAAATGCGTCTGTACCTTGTCTAAATTTTTCCATAGCTGCATCTTGTTCTTGTGGAGATAAATTTTGAAAATTTGGATCCATTGTAGGTTCTTTTGGTCTTTGTAAATCAGTAAATTTACCAAAACCTTGATTTTGATATAAAGCAGGTTCGTTTAATTCTGGTTCTAATTCTGGTTCATTGCTATCTGATTTTAAATAATCTAATACATCTTGATATAATTTATCACCTTCACTTTGTTCAGGAATTGGTCTTCCTGGACTTGGTGTACCTGTTGGCCCTCCTGGTTGTCTTCCTGGTATAGGTCTTCTTTCCCCTATTCCAATTTCGTATCCTGGTCTATTAGGTCCTGGAAGTGGTATAGTTGTACCACCGCCTCCGCCTGGTAGTTCTGTAACAGGTCTTGTAAGATCTTTTGGTGGAGTAGCAGGAGCTGCAATAGCTCTAACCTTATCAAGTTCTGCTTGATATAAAGCATCTCCTCTTTCACCTGTAGCTGTTGTAGGTTGATCAAAACGTGCCATTGGACCACTACCTACAGCATAATTTACTCTACCACCATCTGCATACATATTAACTTTAACAAAATCATCAATCTCACTTTGTTTTGCATTTGGATTTAAATTTGAATAATAATATCTTAAATAATTTTCTAAACCTTCTCTACGATCTTCGCTGTCGCTAAAACCAGTTGTCTTTGGTTTACCAGCTCCCATACCTGCAATAATACTTGGAAGTCCTATACCAGCAATCTTACCTAAAAGTGTTGGTTTAAAACTTCCTTTTCCTTCAATTAAACCTAATTTACCTAGAAATCCTTTTTTTAATAAACCTTGTCCTGGTTTACCATATCCGCCTACTCCTCCTAAAAAATTTTTAGCAGTATTAAATTTGCCCATAAATCCTGCACCTGGAATTAAAGAACCTATACCTATAGCAATAGCAGCTTTACCTAATGGTGACTTGGCTACTTTTTTAATTTTTTTTCCAATTTTTTTAACAAAGCTTCCTAAGCCGTATTGTTGTCTAGGTTGTTGCATTCTACTTATTGTCATCGTCCTCCTCGGATGCTGCGCCTAATGGCATTGCAGCTACGTTAATTTTTACTGATCTTACTATAAATTCTCTTTGAGTTGGAGAATTAGGATCTGCGATATCGTCCTCTGCTTCTTGGTCAGAAGAGTATTCGTAATTGGTATTTTTATTACGTAATACTACCTCAGTTTTACATTTAAGAACAGGTATTTTTTTACCATCAATTATAGTATATGATACTTCTGATTCTTCTATAAACATTAACTTGCCCCTTGTGGTATATAAATTCTTGTTGTTTCTAAAGCAGCTGTTGTTCCACTTATACCAGATGGATCAGATGTTTCAATCTTTAATACGTCCTTTTCTTCTAATACTATAGACCCTTTAAAGACATTAGTAATTAGTGGTCCATCAAACTCTACATAAGCTATTCTATTTAAAGTTGATGTTGAAAAATCCTCTATATATACAGATACATTTTTACTGCCGCTAACATTTACAAGCTGTAAAGTTTGAAATATAGTAGTGGTTTCATCTGGACAAGTAAACACAGTTTCAGGCAAACCAGCTTGTGTTGGTGTATAAAAACCATTTACATATGCATTAGCCATTATGTTCCCCAGCCATCATCTTTAGATATACCACCTTTGAACCAAGCATATCTATCTGATTTTTCATTTAGTTCTTGTAAGAATGTAGAATTTAATTGATCGACCACAGACTGTATAGCTCTATTAATTTGTTTTTGAGTTGAAGGATCATACTCTTCTTTGGGTTCAGGTATTCTAACTACTATCTTTGCCATTAAATTAGTCTATTTTCAACTTGTCTTAATACTTCTTTATCAAAACCAGCTACAGAGAATCCAGCGTTTGCTAAAAATCCTTTAGCAATTCCATCACCATTGTAATCTGCAAACTCAATATCGTTAATAAATATTCTTCTATTACTTGTGTCTAATGAATAAACAACCGGTATCTTATCAATTTTAACAGATAGTGGACTATCTTTAACCATAATAAATCTACCATCTTCTTTAACATAGTGACTACCAGCAACTGTAACACCTTTGTAATCATGTATTTCATCAGTTGCTTTAAATTGGAATACACCTGTAACTTCTCCACCTTTAGTATTATCTCCAAGTTGTATGTCTTTAATTTTTTTAGTAGAACCATTAGCCATTTGAATAAGAGTGTTTGGATCAAAACAGAAATTACCTTCATTATATCCTCCTCCAGATCCTGGGCCACTTGCACCAATTCCACCTTCTCCACTTCCAACGCCACCATAGTTACCACCGCTATATTTCCCTGTATTATCTGCATCAATAGCATCTTGTCTGGCTTTTTCTTCTGATTCTCTTAAAGCTTTTTCTCTTGCTACTCTTAATGCTTCTTTAACTCTTGCTCTTTCAGTATCTGCAGCTTTTTTTCCTGTTGTATTAGGATCGAAGAAAGTATTTTTAATACCTGGTGCAATACCTAGTTTTTGAAGAAAGCTTTGACTTTTTTTGAAATCATTAATTTCTTCTTCTAATTCTTCTGCAGTTGTTACACTACCTAATATATCTTTTCTTGCATCAGCAACAAATCCTAATCTATCTATTAAATCTGTTTTTACATTACCTGAGTAAGTTCCTGCTTTTGCGGCAGCAATATCTGATGCACTCATTCCATATTTATCCGCTAAAGTTTTTTCAATTCTTGCACTTTTTTTATCAAAAGATGCTGCATTAAGTCTATTTGCATTAAGACCAGCCATAACACCTTCTTTACTATTATAATTATCTGTTACAATTCTACCTAAACTATCTAAAGTATATCCTTTTCCTAGTAATTCATTTTCCATTAAAGCTCTTTTATTTGCAGGTAAAAGACCTGCAACACCTTTAGCCATACTAATCATTCCCATACCTGGAAGAGCATTTAATGCTAAACCTTTTAATATACCTGAAACAGAAAGGTTTTGTTTTGGCGCTGCATCCATCATAGAACTTCTTGGATCCCTATAATCTCTTTGAGTTCTTACATTTGGATTATTCATAGCATTCATATTATAAGGATCATTACGATCATTATCTCTTCTAGCTGCTTCTACTATAGGATTGTTAAAAGGAATTGCATCCGTTACAGTTTTTTCGTCTTTATCAAAATCTATTATAAATGGGTTATTAGACTCATCGTAGTTGTCAAACATCCCACCAGATGTTCCACCACCTTTATTTTTTTCATTTAAATATTTAATAACGTCTTCGTATAATGCCATTATCTTTTTCCGTCCGGTTGTATATCTAACCTAAAAGTACCAAATCTCCAAGATTCTGAAGCTGAGTCGTTTTCAATCTTTACATTAACAAACCTACCTCTAGCTCTAGTATCTTTTTTATCAGTACTTGAGTTAATTGTAAAGGGACTTAAACTACTTGTTGTATCTGATTGTTGAGGGTATCTTTTTATAGCTAAAGTTACTTTAGCATTACCATCTAAATCTTTAAAATCAGGTACAAAACGTCTTACCGCTAGAAATATATCTCCTGCTTCTCCTCCTTGGCCTTGTAAATCAAAGTCATATGATTTAATAAAAGAACTAACAGTAGTTACAGTTCCTGTTTCATCTACTTGATCTGTTCCTATTTCTTGTTCAAAAAATTGTGATTTACCTAAACCAGATTCACCTACTACTGTTGGAAAATTAGCTGTTCCTGTACTTGTAAATTTTGTAGAAAAAGGTTTTGAATATACACTAGCATCTAACCAAGTAGTTCTAGCTTCTGTTCCTGTATACCAAACTTTATCTGTGTAATTATATATAACATATCTATCTGCATATTCAGAATTTGCAGAAGGATAATACCAAATAACTTCTGTATATAAATTATTTATACCTGCATATACTTGTTGACCTTTTGTAAGATCTATATCACTATAAACATAATCTTCTACGCTACATGGTATTGTTTTTACTGTACCATCAAATGCAAAAAATCCTTTTGGTGACATCCAAAAAGAAACACCATCAACTTCAACAGCAGCATTTTGACCTACTAATCCACAGTTAGTACCTACTTGTTCAAATCCAAATGTAAATGGAGCCCCAACAAATCTCATGTTATATAATGCATTATCTGTCCATACCATTATAGTTTCTTTTGCTCTTAGTGTTCCCATTAATTTAGTACCATCTTGTAATCTTTGAGAACCTGCAGTGTTTACAGAAGTTGGAACATAACTATTAATATTTTCTTGATCAGAAAAAGCTACAGCCATATCATCTTGATCTGTAGTACCTGGTAATACAGTTCCAAAATGAACTAAGTGTCTTGTTGTAGGTGAAACCATTGTAAATCTAGATGCTGAAGGATTACTTGTTGTTTCAAAATTAGTTGTAGTTTGTGAGGCTCTAACAGTTAATGGATTATTAGCTCCTGCATTCCATGTAAATGTTTTACCGTTTGCAATAGTTGCAATTAATACTTGACCAAAATTATCTAAACTCCAGAGGCCTGGTTCCAGAATCACGCTACTTGTTGCAGAAGCAGTTCCCCATGTACTACCACCCCAAGTATTTGTTCCCCAACCATAACCTGCTGTTTGTGTTTGAGGTCCAACAACTTCATATGGAGTTACATCTATGCTACCACCTGGACCTGCTGCTCCTGTTGCATTAGAACTTTGTGTAATTACAAAATTATTTACATCAGTAACAGAAGTTACTTGAAATAATTTATCATCAAAATCAGATGCAGAATAACCTGTACCTGAAGGTAAAGTTGTTTGATCTAATAATACAATATCACCAGCGCTTAAACCATGAGAACTTTTGGTAATAGTTACACTAGCTGATCCTGAAACAGTTGTAATCGTACAAGAGTTAAGTGTAGATGCTAAAGGTGTAATATCATAAAGTTCACCATCGTAATAAACAAGTAAAAATTTATCTGTACCAATAACTATATATTTTTTACCATCTAAACTTACAAAAGCATGTTGTTGTCTAGCTAGTCCTACAATAGATGTTTTAATAGGTGATTGCCATCCACCAACTTTTTCTGGTAATCCGTATCTAAATCTAACATTATCAGAATCTACCCAACGTTGTTCAGCGCCAGCTCCTGTAGTCTGTTTATCTATTCCAGGTAATATTTTAAAGTCAATAAGAGCCACTTATGACGCTCCTTATGCTGTATTGGTTTTGTATGTCCAACCTCTTGTTGCATCTACATATACTAAAGTAATTGATTGTCCTGCTGTACTAAGTACGTCGTCTGTTGCTGCACCTTCAATTGGTTGACCGTTTCTGCCAATGGTTAAGTTGTTTGTATTAAATGTTCCTCTTGCATCTAATAAAGATACTTCATCACCTGTACTTGGTGACGTTGGTAGCGTTACTGTAATTGCTCCACCTGTAGTATTAACCATAACTTGATCACCTGCAACTGCAGTATATGCACCTGTAACAGTTACATAACCTTTTGTCATAGGTCCAGAATGGACATTAGTTCTATCTGAATATAAAACCATTTTAGCTTTTACTGGTATAGTTACACCTGTTCCAGATACTGTTTTAACTGTTAGTGTATAATTAGATGAAGATCTTGATGTTGCATCTTCTACAATAAAAACTCTTTCAGCAGAACTAGGCATAGTAACTGTTCTGTTTGCTGTTAATGTTCCTGTTAATTTATAGTATAAATTTTTACCATTTGATGTTGCAAAACTTGTTAAAGCTAATGCTACATCTGCTGAACCTACAGCTAAAGCTAGATATCCAGATGCTGCTTGTTCTAAAATTTGTAAGTTTGTATTAGTAATTCCACCCCAAGTTCCTGACTTTTCACCTGTTGCAATGAGTTCTAATTTTAAATCACTTGATGTACTTGATGCCATATATTCTCCTTATTCTCCATATTATATTAATTTTTTAATAGGGTCAACTACGGTTTTGGAGGTAAAGCCGTAGGATCTATTTCTACCCAAGTGCTTGTAGCACCTGTATTTACACCTGTCCAAGAGCTTGTAGCACCTGTATTTAGAGTAGTCCAGGTTTGATTTGCATTAGGATTTAAATTACTCCAAGCTCTTACGTAAGCTTGACCTGTTGCTATTTCTATTTGACTACCATCTGGTGATACAACTGCATCTGCAGTTACCGTAACAGTACCTGTTGCAATATTTGTTCTATTACCAGTAACATTGACTAAAGCATCTCCAGTAATTGCAACATTACCAATTGCTACATTAAATCTATTTCCTGTAACAGATACTACTGCATCTGCAGTTACACTAACTGTTCCATTTGAAACATTTATTCTATTACCACTAGGTGTAATTACAGTTCCACCTGAAGCTGTAGCATTTCCAATTGTTAAATTAGACCTGTTTCCTGATGCATTGATTAAAGCATCACCTGTTATTGCTACAGAACCTGTAGCAACATTAACTCTACTTCCTGTTACTGCTGCAATTGCATTTGCAATTACTGTAGCATTACCTG